TGGACGAAGAGCAACACGACCGTAACGCAAAACGCAGCAGCGGCTCCTGACGGGACGACAACTGCTGACAATATCATTGCGGACCTAACTGCTGGAAACCACCAAGTGACGCAAAGCGTCACCACAACCGCTGCGGCCACAACCTATTCGTTGTACGCCAAGCCGAACGGCTACAACTGGTTGGCGCTTGGCATTACGGATAGCGGTTCGACCGTTCGCGTCACCTATTTCAATTTGTCGACTGGCGTCATTGGAACGGTAGCTACGGGTATCACTGCCTCCATTGTTCCCGCTGGAAACGGCTGGTATCGGTGCGTGGTAACAATCGCAACGGCACTTGCTGGCACAAATACTTGCCGCGCCTATGTCACGAACGCCGATAATACCACTAGTTTTACTGGCAACGGCACCTCCGGCATCTACCTCTGGGGCGCACAACTCGAAGCTGGTGCCTTCGCCACCAGCTACATCCCCACGGTCGCCAGCACGGTCACGCGCAGCGCCGACGTTGCCACCATGACCGGTACGAACTTCTCTAGCTGGTATAACCAGAGCGAGGGGACGTTTGTGTATGAGTACCAAAGACTGCCCGGCTTGTCGGGTGGCCTAGGAGGCCGTATATTCGCTTCAGGCGTTGGGGGCAGCAACTCCTACGGCATCTGGGTTAACACCGCGACCAGTACCCAAGACGCACTGACGGTGCGGGACATCTCCGGTGACGCTGTAGCGAGCGCGCTATTTTCGGTGAATACGTCGAACATCAACAAGGGTGCCGTTGCCTACAAGGTGAACGACTTTGCGTGGAGCAGCAACGGAGGCGCGGCGGCGACCGACACCAGTGGCGTCGTCCCCTCATTGTCGGATGCTCTGAGGCTGGGCCGTGCGATCAATACGGACGGCTCTTACGTCAACGGCCACATCCGCGCCATCCGCTACATCCCCGCCCGCGCTGCGGACTTCCAACTCCAACAACTCACGAGCTGACCTATGGATTACTGCCTTCAGAACGCCGACGAAGCTGAGTTCAACGAGCTGATGCTGCTGACTGGCTTGTGTGTGGAAGTGACCTATGACGGGGAAGAGCCCATGGTGGTACCCGCTTCCCCCGAGGTGCTGATTGACCGTATCGGGCCGATCACGAAGGGGGATGTTACCTATCCGGAGTACTACTCCAATCTGCGTCTCCTCACGGAGCCGACCGAGGAGCAGGTGCAAGCTCTCGCCCCGTTCAGCATTGACCCGTCGCAGCCCCAGTACCGGGTGTGGGCATAAGGGCACTGCGGTCCAGCGCTTTGCCTCAGCCTAACAGTGAGGACTGAAGATTGCTGCTAGCTAATATTTGCTATATAGATTCAAGAGTAGCTACGGCGGGAAGTGCGCATGACAACCTCAGGAACCTACACTTTTGTCGACTCGGAGCAGATTGACATCGTAACTGAGGCGTTTGAGCGCTGCGGTCGCAACCCAGCATCACTTTCGTCACAGGACATTGACAGCGCGCGTCGCTCTATAAATTATCTTTTCTCCGACTGGGCAAATGACGGGCCCAACCTGTGGGAGGTGGATCTCGTTGCGCTGCCGCTAGTCTCCGGTCAGAGGGAGTACGTTCTCGATGCCGAGACCGTTTACATTCTGCAGGCTTATACTCGAGTGACGAGTGGCGGCGTCAATAATGACATCATGATCCAGCCGATCAGCCGAGCTGAATACGCTGCAATCCCAAACAAGTCGCAGTCGGCGCCGCGTCCGTATCAATACTACTTTCAGCGCACCGCCACCCCTAGCCTGTTCCTATGGCAGGTTCCGGACAACAACAACGTCACACTCTACTACTACCGTATGAAGATTCAGCAGGACGCTGGCGCCTTCACGAATGCCCTCGACGCCAACAACCGCTGGATGGAGGCTATCGCGGCTGGCCTCGCCATGAAGCTGGCCACTAAGTTTGCGCCTGACCGCCTGCCCATGCTGATCCCGCAGTACGAGGCTGCCTATGCCCGCGCCAAGGCAGAGGATCGTGAGCGAGTCCCGCTTCGTATCACGATTGATCCGTGGGGGTACGGCTAATGCAATACGCTCATGGAAAAGGGCGTAAGCGCCGCACTAAGCCAAGGTTTGATGCTAAAGACCCGCGTGGCCTCGCGATCTGCGATGGCTGTGGCTTCATGGTGCAGCACAGCGAGCTTCGTGAGAAGAAAGATTATCGCGGAGGAACTGTTCCTGTAGGCTTGAGTCTGCAGGTATGCGGGTCTTGCGATGACGTCCCTCAGCCGTATTATCGCCGCCTATTGCTGCGTCCCGACCCGGTGCCATTGAGGAATCCCCGTGTTGACACGCAGGACACTCAGACTAACGTTCAGACCGCTGCGGCCAACGTGTACTCTGACTACCTCAACATCCTATATGGGTTGAAATAATGGCAAACAAGAAGATCACAGATCTGAGCTCAGCGACGACCCCGCTTTCCGGGTCGGAGTTGTTTGAGACAGTCCAGAGCGGCAGCAGCGTAAAGGTCGCGGCTTCTGATATTGCCAACTCCGCAACCTCCGTCGCGTACAACTCTTTGACCGGTCGAGCTTATATATCCGCTATCAGCTCACTGGATCAGACTGGAAGTACATCCGCTGGGACTGCGGTTATCATTTCCACGACGGTCATTAGCACCGGCATCAGCATGGTCACTAACGGCACTGCATTGACGCGCATCACGTTCGCGGCTGCGGGAACCTACGCGATCATGCCCAGCCTCCAGCTGGCCAATTCAGATACATCGAACCACAATGCGACTATCTGGTTCAGAAAGAACGGAACAAATATTTCGAATTCTTCGACTGTCGTCACCGTTCCTAAGCTGGCAGATGGCGGCAACACCTTCTTCCAGATTGTGTTCTACGAGCAGGTGACCGCCGGGCAGTATATTGAAATCTACTGGCAGCCAACCAACACCTCCGTCACGCTCGATGCTATCGCGGCGACCGCCACCGCTCCAGCTGCGCCTTCAGTTATTCTGACCGCTGAAAGGATTGCGTGATGATTGAGCAGCTTGTTGCCCGCGTCTTTCATGCCCGCAACGTTAGCCACTGGTCGCATTGGCGAACGAAGAGCTACGCCGAGCACCAAGCTCTTGGCGCGTTCTACGACGAGGTGATTGAGGCCCTCGACTCGATTGTCGAGGCGCATCAGGGCGCCAACGACTTGATCGGAAATATCCCCGCCCCGGATAGTTCCGGCGCCAGCATTCTCGCCCTTCTTCAGGATGATGCCGCTTGGATAGAAGAGCACCATGAGGAGATCTGTGGTGGTAATCGGGCCATCGCGAACCTGATTGATAGTCTCACTGATAAGTACCTGAGCACTATCTATAAACTTCGTTTCTTGAAGTGAGGGCTGGGCGAAATGGACTTTCAGGTTCTGTTTAACGTTGCAATATGTGTGGCAGGCTTCTTCGGCGGCTGGACATTGAATCGCATTTACAGTGCGATTGATCGCCTAGATGGTGATGTGCGCAACATGCCTCTCACTTATGTCTCGAAGGATGACTTCAAGGATGCCCTCAAGGACTTGAAGGAAAACATGCATGACGGGTTCAGCAAGATTGACTCCAACATAGGCACGTTATTCAAGCGCCTTGACCGCAAGGAGGATAAGCAGTGAGTGAATATAAGTTAGGATTCCGCTCGCGCCAGCGTCTGGCTGGCGTGCACCCCGATCTGGTCGCCATTGTGGAGCGCGCGATTGATTTGTCCACGCAGGACTTCTCGGTCCTTTGCGGTGTGCGCACTAAGGAGGAGCAGCAGCGCCTGTACGATCAGGGTCGCAAGACTCCGGGCCCCATCGTGACGTGGACGCTGAATTCTCGCCACCTCCCGGCTGCGGATGGTTTTGGCCGCGCTGTTGATTTGATTCCCAACCCGGTTGATTGGAACGACCCGAAGAAATTCGACGCGATCTCGGAGGCAATGTTCGCTGCGGCGAAGCAGCTCGGCAAGAAATTGCGCTGGGGTGCCGACTGGGATATGGACGGCAACGCTCGCGAGCGCGGCGAATCTGACAGCCCTCATTTTGAGATCGTTGTCAGCGCACCCAAGGCAAAGAAGGGGAAGTGATATGAAGCGCGAACAACTCTTTGGCATCATCCGTACGCTGGCAGCCGCAGGATTCGGTTTTCTGGCTGGTAAAGGCTATATCGACGGGGCTACGGCAGAGGCTCTAGCCGGGGCGGTCGCCACTATTGGTGTCGCTGTCTGGTCGGTGGCGAGTAAAAAGACCGCCTAGTGAAACTCCTGACGCTCTTCCTGTCGTTGATCGACCGCCTATTCAAGGCGTGGGATGAAACCAGATTGCGGCAGGAGGGGCGTCAGCAGGCCAACAGGGAAGCCGAGGATGAGGTGCAGCGGCAAGTGGATCTGGCGGAGCATGTTGCCGCCACTGATGATCCTGAGTTCAACAAGCGGATGCGTGCACGGTTCGACGCCGCCGCCCGCAGCTAGCAGCTACTGCGCTGTCGCAAAGCCGATCTACTACGATAGTCGGATCGACAGCGAGGACACGGTCAAGCAGATTGAGCTCCACAATGGGACATGGGCGTGTATCTGTGAGAAGGACTGTCCCGTACCCAATAAATGATGTAGGGTGAGTTATGGCCACTGCGATGACATATAACAGCCTACTGAACGACCTTCGCGCCTACCTTGAGCGCGGGGCTACACTCGCCACTGACCCTACCGTTTACGAGCAGCTCCCCAGCCTCATCAATCTGGCAGAGCGGCGCTTGTCGCGCGAGCTCAAGATCCAAGGAACGATCACTGCGGTGAACGGGACGATGACCACCGGCACCTCGGTGTACCCTAAACCCGACCGCTGGCGCGAAACTGTCAGTATGAATTTCGGCAGTGGGATCTCGTACAACAACCGCGATGAAATCTTCCCCCGCTCCTACGAGTACTGCCGGAAGTACTGGCCTAATGACACGCAGACTGGATCCCCGCGATTCTACGCTGACTACGATTACTCGAACTGGCTGATTATCCCGACGCCATCGGATGATTTCCCATTTGAG